CCAAGGTTAACCCGGGCATTGGTTGGCTCCGGCCCGGGCTTTGTGGCAGGTACCCTTAAAACGGTACCTGTCTTTTTGACTTTCTCTAGCAATAAGTATATACTAACACAATGAAACGATGCACTATACAAATTCGAGATGAAGTAAACATCAAGCTAGAGGGCATCGATTTGGATGTACGCAAGGCCCTGGTCAATGCGTTCAAGTATGATGTGCCTTATGCAAGATACCTACCAGCAGTGAGACTAGGGCGGTGGGATGGCAAAGTCAGTTACTTCCAATTGGGTGGTAGTACATACACCAATCTCTTGCCAGAGATCATGCCCATCCTGGAACGCTACAACTATAATATTGAACTGGATGACCAAAGAGAATACTCTACCACGTTTGAGTTTAATCAAGTTACAGAACAAACATTTGCACATAAGACTTGGCCCAAAGGGCATCCTGCAGAAGGACAACCCATCATGTTGCGTGACTATCAGGTAGAGATTGTAAACAACTTCCTGACCAACCCACAATGCATACAAGAAGTAGCCACAGGCGCAGGCAAGACAATCATGACAGCCGCCTTGAGTGCCAGTATAGAGCCATACGGCAGATCAATTGTGATTGTGCCCAATAAGAGCTTGGTCACACAAACTGAAAAAGACTATGTTAATCTTGGCCTGGATGTGGGTGTTTACTTTGGCGACAGAAAAGAATACGGACGCACACACACCATCTGTACTTGGCAGAGTCTGAATGTACTGCTGAAGAATACCAAGGCAGGTGTAGGTGTCGCAACCATCCAGGACTTTATTGAAGATGTGGTGTGTGTGATGGTGGATGAAGTACACATGGCCAAAGCAGACGCACTCAAAACTCTGCTGACCAGCGTGATGGCTAGAGTGCCAATTCGTTGGGGGTTGACTGGTACTGTGCCCAAAGAGAAGTTTGAAAGCCAGGCATTGCTGGTGAGCCTAGGGCCAGTTATCAGCAAGCTATCAGCTAACGAACTACAACAACAAGGAGTGCTGGCGCAGTGCCATGTGAACATTGTGCAGTTGCAGGATCATGTGGAATACTCCAATTACCAAAGCGAACTTAAATACTTGTTGGAAGAGTCTGGCAGGCTGGATGCCATGGCCGAACTCATACGCCATGTAAACGAAACAGGCAACACACTGGTGTTAGTAGACAGAACTGAGTGTGGTCGACAACTTGTTGCAAGACTAGGTGACAAATCTGTATTTGTTAGCGGTACAACAAAAGGAACAAAGAGACAAGAAGAATATGACGAAGTGGCTGACAGCATTGATAAGATTATTGTGGCTACCTATGGTGTTGCCGCTGTGGGTATTAATATCCCTAGGATTTTTAATTTGGTTCTTGTGGAACCCGGGAAAAGTTTTGTCCGCGTTATCCAAAGCATTGGACGTGGGATAAGAAAAGCCGAAGACAAAGACCATGTTCAAATCTGGGACATAACCTCAACTTGTAAATTTGCCAAGCGCCATTCGACCAAGCGCAAACAATTTTACAAAGAAGCCAACTACCCTTTTACTCAGGAAAAATTAGAATGGATGAAAATAAAATAATTATTGCAGTATGTGGCGAAAGCTTCTGTGCTGCCAGTTCAGTTAATCTCAAAGAAACAGGATCAAGAGGACACTTTAGTCAGATGCTCGAAGATCAGTACGGCTATAAAGTTTTGCATTTTGCGCACGGTGGCTTCAGCAACGCAGGAATCTTTTTTCAAATGCAAGAAGCAGTCAAACAGCAACCCGACGTAATTGTCTACAACAAAACTTGGGCCAGTCGTGTTACTATTAAATTGAAAGAAGGATTTATTCCTGACAACGGATTGAAAAATTTTGTATATTTTAATCGTCACATGACTAGCACACATCAGCCTTGGGCGGGAGGGCACGACGCTAATATTTTAAGCATAGTGCCGCAAGGATTAGAACACCATCCATTGGTTTCCCCAGAAAAAAATCATGCTGTAAAGCAATACATTGCTGAATTAATCAGTTATGATCTGCAACAAACATTGGACAACTGGTTGTTTGAATATTGGCATAATAAAATTGTAACCAATCACATGTTACCAGTGTGTTTTAACAATGAAGACATTGGGCAAATTGCATACAAGTTTAGTGAAAACAATCCTAATATTGATTCGCCGTTTCATACAGACCGTGTCACACAAGAGCAAGTGGCTGCAAATATTCATCGCAAAATCATTGACAATTTGCCACAAATCAAGTAAAATGACAACATGAGAATACTTACCCTAGACAATGCCACTTACGATTTAGATCACTTGCCTGAAGAAGTAGACGACATGCGTTTTGCTATATTAGACAATTCAAATCCAGCAGACCCTGACTATCATTTTATACCACTAATCTTCCTAGAGAGTTTTAATGCTCCTGCTCTTGTGCTACGTATTGGTGAACACACCATCAAGATGCCCATGGATTGGCAAATACTAATTGGTGAACCTGATGTTGGCGACTTGGAAATATTGCCATTAACATCAATTAACGATCGTGGGTTCAAAGTGTTCCAGTTCAATCCATTGACCAGCTTCCGTCCTAGCTTTCCCGAAATTGAAATCCTAGATGTGTATCACGAGGTGTCATGGTATGCACCTAAACTCAAGAATGGTCAACTGCTGGCAGTACCTGTCAGTGACGGTGCAGATCCCGACTGTGTTTATTTTGTTAAAGACGTCAGCCGCAATTGCGAGATTGTAGACTACAACAAGGCCTGGTAATGCCCTACACTGAACCAGAAATATTTGAAATTATCAATAGACTGGCCAGAGTGTATCTGGAAAGTTATCCCAACGACCGTGAAGGACTAGAGCGTTTCCTGCGTTGGGCACATTTACAATACGGTTATCAATATGGGCAGTCTTAAACCAGACGCCACATACATTTACGAGAGAGCAGAAGGTATTATATATGCTCGAGAGTTTGGAGCTGACCCTAGCACACGTCGAGTAGTTGGATACGAGTCAGGTAAGGAATATGATCCTATCACTGGACACAAAATAGATTACGATTCAAGAACAGCAGACGGTAGGCCGTTGCGTGAGCATGTACAAGAAAATAGAATGTGGGCAGAAATCAGGCGTACAGCACCGACCAATCCCACGTTACAAGATGCCTTAGAACGTGCTATAATGATTTACAAATTGACCAAAACTAATGAGTGACAAATTAAACATTGCTAATGAGATGAAGATGTTTGACCATAAGGTTAGATCATTCTATGACGACCTCACAGCAGAAGAAAAGAAAAAGTTTTCTAACTATCTTATGATACGGTGGGGTTCGGCAGTGGACGGGTCAAAGGAACTGCAAGAGTTTTATGTGATTGCCACCAACGAACGACTGAACAAACATTTTTTTAATGTGTCAAAACATCCAAAACTACAATGGCTTATGGCTACTTCAGTAAGTCCAGACTTAGGCAGTCAACGACATCCGTGGATCGCGCCCCGGAAGAAAGTAGCAGGTGCCAGTGCCAAACGCAAAGCATTAGCAGCCATGTATCCGCATTACAAAGACGACGAAATAGATGTGATGGCAGCAATCACAACGCAGAAAGAAATTGACGCATATAATCGCGCAAGCGGCAATGAAAAATGATACAACAATTGGTTGTAAACGGATGTAGTTACACACATTCCTATGCATCGGGCAACGGCCATCAAGATCTAGCACAGCGCCTGGGTATAGTCACCGCCCACAGCATTGCTGTGAGTGGTAGTGCCAATAGTCGAATACTTCGAACCACTCTCAAACACAGTTACACCGCACCCCCTACACTGTATGTGTTGGGCATGACATTTCTCAGCAGACTGGAAATACCTATCTGTGAACCAGAAAACGACTTTGAAGGACGATGGGTAAATCCGCAAAATCAAGAGTTTGCCCACAGATGGCAAACAGGCTGGAACCAAAAAGAGTCTGAACAGTTTGTGGAAACCAAACTCAAAACTGAAGTATACAGCATTTTGGATCGTACTGAAGATCTCATGTATCGCATGCTCAGCACAATTGACAGTTTGAAGTCTAGAGGACACCAAGTGTTGATGTTTCAACAGGCTGATGATCTGTATCACGAGCATCTTGGCAATCCAAGATTACGTTTGTTTTGTTGTTTGGAAATTATTGATGGATATCGATGGCGAGCAACTGCCTGGCAAGCTGACCAGGGAGTAGAGCCTAAAAAGTATCCGCCAGGCTCACCGCATGTTCCTCCAGATATGACACATCCGGCAGTGGGCCACCATCAAAAGCTCAATGAGTTCTTGACAAATTACATACAAGAGCATAAAATACTACAATGACCCAATGCCAATATTGTAAGAAAGATTTTATCAAAGAAACTTCTTTGGCGGTACATGTGTGCGAGCCTAAACGGCGTAGACAGGAGCGAGCAGAGCGTGGTGTGGAACTGGGCTTTCAAGCCTACATACGTTTTTATGAGATGAGCCAAGGATCGGCCAAGCTCAAGACCTTTGATGATTTTGCTGACTCACCTTACTATCGTGGGTTTGTGAAGTTTGGACGCTATTGCGTGAGCACAAGAACTATCAATCCCAAGCAATTTCTTGAATGGTTGTTGAAGAACAACAAAAAGATTGATCGTTGGGCAAGTGATCAACTGTACACAGAATATCTCATACAGCATTTGCCTGTGGAGAATGTGGCAGATGCACTGGCACGAGCAGTAGAGTTTGGCATGGACTGGGCAGAAAAGAATTCAGCACAACCGCAGGACTGTTTGAGATATGGCAGTACTCCGGCCATGTGCTATGCAGTCACAACAGGCAGGATATCACCTTGGGTGATTTACAATTCAGAGTC